TTGATGAGTTTCCAAATGTGATTGCCGGAGTATCGGGTGGGAAGGACTCAACAGTAATATATCATCTTTGTCTTAAGGTTGCTCGTGAAAAAGGCAGATTACCATTAAAAGTAATGTTTCTCGATCAAGAAGCCGAATGGCAATCGACAGTTGATATCATCAGAAAGTGGATGTATCACCCCGATGTCGAGCCGAAATGGTATCAGATGCCGATCCGACTGTTTAACGCTACAAGTACCTTCGAACATTGGTTACATTGTTGGGATCCGGCAGAGAAAGAGAATTGGATTCATCCTCAAGATCCGATTTCAATTAAAGAGAATATTTATGGGACGGATCGATTTGCAGAATGTTTTAGAGCAATCACTATAAAGGAATATCCAAATCTCCCCACCTGCTATCTCTCAGGCGTGCGAACGGAAGAGTCCCCATCCCGGTATATGGGACTAACACATTATCTTACATATAAGGATATTACATGGGGATCTGTCTTAAATAAAAAAAATGATCATTATACATTTTATCCGATTTATGATTGGTCTTATATTGATGTTTGGAAAGCCATTCACGATAACCAATGGGAATACAATCAAATTTATGATAAACAATGGGCATATGGTTTACCAATTCAACGTTTAAGGGTGAGTAATGTTCACCACGAAACGGCTGTCTTTTCTCTTTTTTATCTGCAAGAACTAGAACCCGATACGTATATAAAATTGGTCAAGAGATTAAAGGGGATTGACATGGCCGGTAAAATGGGTAAAAATGATTATTTTGTATATGATCTACCTTTCATGTTTACTGATTGGCGAGAGTATCGGGATTATCTCTTGGATAACCTAATATCTGATCCAAATTGGAAAACCAATTTTAAGAAAGTATTCACCAAACACGAGAAACTATATCTCCCAGAATTATCTCTTGAAACATTATGTAAAGTTCACATTCAAAGCATCCTAACTAACGATTGGGAAGGGATAACACTAGAAAACTTTGAACGGAATCCCACTATCGCAATAATCAGGGAAAAGAAGCGCCAAACAAAATCAAAGAAAATACGAGGAAAGATATGAATCTCACAGAGGATATAAAAGCCGAATATAATGCTGCACAGGATAAAATAGCATTCATCAACGAAATACGTGCATTCATACATAAGCTTAGCCCGTTTAAAGATCAGCCCGTGGACTTCGTAAAATGGATATCATCAGACAAAATCCAGGCCAATAATTATAACCCGAATTCCGTCGCTAAGAACGAACTACGGCTCCTCCATGTCAGCATTGACCATGATGGATATACCCAACCCATTGTTTCAATTCAAGATGATCAGAAGAATATCATCGTTGATGGATTCCACCGATATTACGTGATGAAAACATTCTCGGACATCAAAGACCGATGCCAAAATTATCTTCCCGTCGTTGAAATCCATAAAGATCTAAATGACCGCATGGCCTCAACGATTCGACATAACCGCGCACGGGGCAAACATACAATTACCGGAATGTCAAATGTCGTTTTTAAAATGTTAGATAATGGATGGAAAGACGAGGATATCTGTTCAGAGCTCGGAATGGAAGCTGATGAACTTGTGCGACTTAAACATATCACCGGATTCAGCAAACTTTTTGAGAATATCGAGTATAGACGCGCATGGGAGACAAAACGGCAAATCCAGTTGAGAAAGAAATATCAAGAAGATCACCCCAAATAAGTTTTCATGGTTAAAATCAAGATTCCCCCAACGCTTGAAAGAAACCTCCTCCCTCTTATTCAGGTCAAACCTTATTGGCGGAATCCCCGGAAAAACGCGCCTGCTGTCGCCGCCGTTAAGGCGAGCATCCTGAAATATGGGTTCAATGTCCCATTAGGTATCGACACAGAGAATACTATTATTACTGGGCATACTCGTTATCTAGCTGCCCGCGATCTTGGGATGAAGGAAATCCCATGTATTATTCTCGACCACCTCACCCCACCACAAGTTAAAGAATACCGCATTGCCGATAACCGCACCTCCGAACTAAGCGAATGGGATAATCCAAAACTCCTTGAAGAGCTCAGGGAATTTGATAACCTCCCCTCATTCACGGATGTATTCTTCAAAGGCGACTCAATCGAAAAAATGCTTAATGATCCTCTTTTCGATGAGAAATCTTTCGAGCACGGCATCACAAAAGACAAAATCGATAAAACGGATGCTAAAATCCGAGTCTCTTTTGAAGCGCGAGTAAAAGACACTGTAAACGATCAGGTGTCGATAATATGCCCCCAATGTACCTATGAATTCCACGTCTCAATAAAAGAACTTGAATCCGAACGCAAAGTGATGCATACATTGGCAGAGCAATTATGACCAAGCGTAAGAAACCAATTATCGAACCAAACCCCATCGGTCGTCCCTCCAAATATGAGGAACACCCCGAGGAATACAACCTCAAGGCATGGCTGCTTACTGCGGAAGGCAAGCACGTAAAGGAACTCGCGGAGGGACTTGGTATCTCCACAAGCACTCTCCACGAGTGGCAGCAGAAGTTCCCTGATTTTGCGAGAAGTGTACGGCGTGGCAGAGCTGTCGCATGTGGGAAACTAGAGGAAACACTCTATAATCTCGCCGTTGGCGGCCTGCCGGAAGAGGAATCGCGGGTTGAGGGTATCATCCAGAAAGACGCGAAGGGAAACACCATCTACGACGCCCAGAATCACCCTGTAACGACACCGCATAAGATCATCAAGACCAAGAAGACGAAAGCGCCCGACCGGGAAGCCCTGCTTGCCTGTCTCCGGGTCTGGAAACCGGAGCAGTGGGACAAAGTCACACGATTGGCAATGGGGGGAGATCCCAACGCGCCATCCATCCCCCTGCAGTTGACATTCCAGGAGATTGTGAAAAGTGCAAAAATGAGGAAAAGTGAGGAAATATGACAAGACTGTGGAAGTCATTTAAGTTCTGTGAAGGAAAGATCTGCCTAGATTACGACGGATCGGAGTGGACTATCGGAGAATGGAAGATGCGGATTCTGCGGGCGTGGACGTGGACGCCGGCAGACTCGGTCGCTACCGCAGTTTATGCGGCGGAGTTGGTACTTGGATATTTCGAGAAGGAATATCCTGATGACAAACGGCCTCGGATGGCGATCGAAGCGGCAAAAAGATGGTTGGGGAACCCGACGAAAGATACTGCCGGGGTAGCCGAAGTTGCCGCAAAGGCCGCCATCGCCGCTGCCGAGGCCAGTTATGCCGCCGCTCGTTCCGTCGTGGATGCCACTACCACCGGCAGTTATGCTACCGATGAGGTTGCCGATGCTGTCGCCCGTTTTGCCGCCGATCTCGCTGCCGATCTCACCTGTGCCGCCTATGCCGCCACTACCGCCAGTTATGCCGCCGAACAGGTCACTACCCGCCCCGTCCATACCATCGAGACTGTTACCGATGTTGCTGCCAAGGCTGCCGTTAAGGCCGCTCCAGAAGAGATAAAAGTCAAGATCGATCGGTTCGTCATTGATCGGTTGACGAAAACAGCAACAGTAGCATGACCGCGTCTTCTCATTTCCTGACTGACGATGAAAAATATGTTCTGGAGCGGGCCTGCCAGGATCCAGTCTGGTGGTGTCGGATGTATCTTGGACACTCGCTATGGAGTAAACAAATTCAGATTATTGAATCCGTCCGAGACAATCCCGTAACTGCGGTTAAATCCTGTCATGGCGCGGGCAAAAGTTTCTGCGCGGCCGATACGACGCTCTGGTTCCTGTATACGCACTATCCTTCGATTGTAATTACGACCGCACCGACCGATCGGCAGGTCAAGGGAATCCTTTGGAAAGAGATCCGGACAAGTTTTCAGACTGCCCGTGCGTTACTAAGCCGAAACCCGAAAATCTCCCAGCAGGAACTGAAACTCGACGAAAACTGGTTTGCAATGGGCTTTACCGCGCGGGAATACGACCCCGACCGGTTCCAGGGGTTTCACGCAGAATCGATTCTTGTCGTCGTTGATGAAGCAAGCGGCGTTAGTAACGAGATTTTTGAGGGTATCCAAGGCATTTTAGCCTCAGAACATTCGCGGTTGCTGATGATCGGCAACCCAACAAATCCGCTCGGGGAATTCGCCCGGGCCTTCAAAAAAACAAGAGTTGAGAAAATAACTATATCGGCATTCGATACCCCGAACTTCACGAAATTTGGGATTGGTCATGAAAACATTTTAGATAATTCCTGGGAGGAAAAAATCACCGGGCCATTACCAGCCCCGTATCTCATCACGCCACAGTGGGTTGCAGACCGGGCGCGTTCTGGAGATTGGGGTGCGAACTCCGTGCAGTACCAGACCAAAATCCTCGCACAGTTTCCGTCTGCCTCTGCCGATACGCTCATCCCGTTGCACCTGATTGAAGCCGCTGTTAACCGTGCCGTGCCGTTCGGCCAACCGCGTGAGCTCGGTGTAGATTGCGCGCGGCACGGCACGGATGAATCTGTGATCATGTTTCGCGCCGGTTCCGTCGCCCGAATCCACCAGGTTATCCCGACCTGTAGCACGATGGAACTGGCAGGGTTTGTCATTGTGGCTTTGAAAGAAACGAATTCAAAAATTGCAAAGATCGATAGTGTCGGAATAGGCGCGGGCGTTTTTGACAGACTAAACGAACAGGGACTTCCGGTTCAGGAAATGCAGAGTGGTAGTAGCGCCCGGGACACGGAACGATTCGCAAACGCCCGCGCCGAATGGTGGTGGGGGTTGCGGAGGCGGTTTGAAGAAGGAGATATTTGTATTGATGATGACGATCTTCTCGTCTCACAACTATCCGATATCCGATTCAAAGTCAACTCACGGGGTCAGATTCTCATTGAGAGCAAAGAAGAGATGAAACGCCGGGGGCAGGTCAGTCCGGATCGGGCGGATGCACTGATGTTCTGTTTTGCGGGGTCGTTACTGAAATACGAGGAAGAGACCGAACTGGACGAACCCGTTTCGTTTGGCGGAATTGCAATGGACGACAGAGAAGAGTTTCTGCGGGAGTTACGTGGCGAGATTAGGAGAGGTAAGTAAGATGAGGTCGCAGTGGTGCCGGCAGCACATTGACGAGACGGCGGAAAAATGCGGGTTGGGTGAAGATGTCGTCTCAGATGTCAAACGCGCCGCCCGGTTTTGTGAGGCTCTACCTGAAATTTCAGGTTGTTCAACGAGCGCTATACTGGCATTAATTCGCATTTCAGATGAAAAGGTAAGAGAACGCGCGATTTCGCTCGTAAAAAAGAGTTTGAATGTAACTACACCGACGGGAGGCCGGAAAAAGGAACGGTTAACGGAAAGCGAGATGAAAAAGTTTGCACGTATCGCGCAACTTGAAATTTACGGGATGGTGACACCCAAAGCACCACAACCAAAGAAAGAAACCAAGATTCTTTCACTTACGCGGGATTCTTCTTCATCTAACTTTACTGAATTGCACAGGTATACCAATGAGGTTTTTGCGCGGTTGTCTCGCCGGTATCGGGATATCATCAACGAATATATCAACATACATCCCCATCTGAAACCAATCGACGTGATTTGTATTGGACTTGACTATCTGGCAGAGGCAAACGAGACGAAGTGAAACAGTTTCATACAAAACGTTTATATCTTGCTCTGACCGAAAAGTAGGTAACCATGCCGAAATCATCAACACAGAAAAGTGAAAAAGAAGCGCAGGGAACGGAAGTTTATACGGGTCCGCTGGCGTGGGGTGAAACCTCATTCACCCTTGCGACCGTTACGGCGGCAATAATCTCAAAATATGAATATAGTGTTATTCTTGCCGATCCTGTCAAGAATCTTAAGCGGATTATGTTCAGAGGCGCACCCGTATATCGTGTTCTGGACGAAAACGGGGAAGAAGAAAAGGATCTCTCCAAGACCGCCGCGTGGCTCGGGACGAAACTGAAATTGTTCACGAAGGCGCAATGGATTTTTCACGACAGTATTTTCGGTGGATGTTCGGTAAACTCAATCGGGTGGGACACAGTAGATGTGCCGTTCAGAGGTCAGACTGTGGAAATGTATGCTCCGACCGAAATTCGACACTTGCCGTGGAATAGTTTTGCTGATTCTCCCAGCGGATATCTTGAGACGTTCAATCCCGTCATGCTGGGCATTGTCATTGATAAGACCGACATGCACCCCCGGGCGTTTCAGTCGGTCGACATGTCATTCATCCAGAACAAATCGAAAACCGGAACTCTCAAGGCCGCAAATCAAATTGAGATCCCCGATCCCGCCATCATCAAGAACCCTGCCACTCCCGAACCTGCAGGTTCGGCGGAATGTCTGCCCCTGATCCCGCTCATCAAAGCGTTTGATTACGCGGACCGGGCCTGGAACCAGAAGATCAACCGCGTCGGGGCGCCGCCGATTTTTCCGTATGTGAAACAACTGACCGCCGCGAAAAAGACGTATCTGGAAGGGGCTGTCAAGAAATGGGGAAAAGATACAGGTTTCCTCTTGTATGACGACATGGACTTCAAGAATGCGCAGATCAACGAGAGCCGGACGGCCGAAGAGCGGTTGAAATGGCTGAAGTTTCTATGTGACTCATATTTCAATCCGACGACTCCTTTAAAAGACACAGGCGTGGCGATTGGCCGCTCGGACAGTGGGGCGTCTGAACTCCTGAATGGATATATCAACACCACACTTGCGTGGATCGAAGACGGACTTGAACGTGAAATCTTCGTGCCGTGGCTGGATGAACTTGGATTCGGTGGATACACTCCAGAGATCATGTTCCCCCGCGCAAGCTCCCGCAACGACCAGCAACTCGTAACCGAACTGGACTTACTGGCGAAATACGGGGCACTCACGCGAAACGAACTGCGGGAATATGTGCCGAACCTCAATATGAAACCCTCTGAAGATCCAGTTTTCAGTCAGCCGATCCAGAACCCGGCACCGCCGCCGGTTTTCGGCGGTATGCCCGTAGGAGCACTAGCCCACGTGGGAAACGTCGGTAAACTGAACGTTCAGCGGTTGGCCGCCTATCAACAGACGAGGAAGGAGCTGCAGGCGGCGAATCGCAGAATGGCGGAACGGATCAAGGAACAACTTATCGAAGAAGAAGAAGAGTAAATGCCTTGGACAAGAAGACAAACTGAAAAAATCATTCGGGACGCGGCGGCGGAACGGGAGAAAGAGTTTGTTGACGCACTGACCACGACGGCAGCCGAATCGCATATCTCCGGACAGCAACGGGCCGTCCGGCAAATTCCCGGGGCGTCTCTTGATTTCAGGCTCATGAACACTCTCGCCGTCCGGGCGACAAAACCATACCGGGAAGAACTCATCCGGTTCGGCGGTTCGGACGTACCCGTCCGGCAACGGGACGGCACATGGAAACAAGAGTTCAAACCGTGGTTGTGGGATGCTACCGAGGAGGTCCGGCAGAGGGTGGGGGACATCATCCAGAATGCGGTTGCCGAAGGAAAATCCCGGCGAGATGTTGCACGGGAGATTGATGAATATACTAGCGAACTGGATAAAAATGCCGATCTCATTGCATTCAACGAAATTAAGAAGAATTTTGTTCAGGGGGAGAGAGACCGGTATCAGGAAGAGGGAATCCAGTCCCGGGTCTGGCGGCACCTCGATCCGCAGGTAAATCCCCGCGAGGAACACATTGCGCTTGACGGGCAGGAGTTCTCGATTGACGACCCGGTCTGGACAGAATTGCTGGAGCCGTACTGCCACTGCTGGGACGAGCCCGTGATCGAATATGCAGCAGTTGAACATGGCGGTCCAGGTAGTGGGAATTTTGGGCACGCCGGCAGACCGGGAGAGGTCGGCGGGTCTGGGGAGGGAGGGACCCCGGCAGAACGGTCCGAGCGGGCGAGAGCTTCATATAAACCGGTAACAATGGAAAAGAGGGCGATTGCCCGCGAAAATGAACACCGGACGGCACGGGCCCTGAACGGTCAGAAAACGGGCGGCAATACACCATTTGATGTAATCCGGGGGCAAGTCGCGATCGAAATAAAAACGATTATCAGGGGGACAAACGATAAGATCACGATGCATCCCGATTCTCGTCAGCGGAAACTTGATAGTGCGAGAAAAGCGGGGTTAAAACCATTCACGGTAGTCTTTGATGCACGCGGCTCGGGATCACCCGCGATTTATTACAAGGAGGGTGTCGGCAGTTTTCGTTTAGGTTCAATGCAGCGCGTCGGTTCACTGGCGGAACTTGGAGGAAAAATAAAATGACGTATTACTTATATGATTCGCGAGGCTATGTGGGAGACCTCGCATCTGGTGGCGGGTTGGAAGACATGGAATCATTCTTAGGGAGATACGGGGAACCGTTCAAATCGTTTTTCAAAAAAGGATATGCTGAAAATCCAGAACGTCTTATAGATTTTCTGGTAAATCTTAAGACTACCGACAAGATGTTACAAGAGACGCTCGATAATTTCCGTAACTTACTGGAAAACTGTCATGATATCGCAATCATTTCAGACGGAACGGAGTCCATAGAGTATACGGCAATTAAACACGGTGGACCCGGTAGCGGGCACTTCGGTCATGAAGGTCGACCCGGAGAGGTCGGTGGAG